GACTAGGGACCAACAGCCCGGCGGTACTGGACGCTGCGCCCTGACTGAGCATCGCGCTAGTCACGAACATCTCTGCGCCCTGAGCCGCTGACAGTTGGCCAAGGGTGACCGCGTTGAGGATGGCTAGACCGTTCTCCCCCTGCAAGGCAGTGAGGATGCGGTCAGGCGCTATGTGGGTCCAAATCTCCTGTACGGCCGTTACAACGCCCCGGGACGTCCGGGCCACCTCTTCGTACCGGGCCTCAGCCAAACGCCGTGAGGCAGCCGTTGAGCTACCCGCACGGGCTTCTCTCAGGTTCGGCCGTGACTCCCCCGGCGCATCCGGCCTAGGGGTTGTCTTGATGGTGGCAGCGGGCTTCGTCGGGGGCTTCGGCTTCGCGTCCGGGAAAGGCTCACCCTTGGCAGTCAGGATGTCCCGTAGCCGGTCCTTGCCCTCATCAGTGATGACGAATGACTGACCGCTGTACGCCTCAGCTTCGCGGCTGCCACCTAGCATGGACTTGCCGCCCCGGCCAACCTTCTTTAGGAAGCCTTCGGCAGCAAGTTCCCGGATGGCTTGCTGTTGCTTGCGCGACCGGTTACCCAGGTAGACGCGATAGGTCTTGCCGTCTTCCGCCACCTGTTCAGCGTGAAGCGCCTGCCGTAGGACAGTCTCAATGTCCTTGTCATCCGGCGTGTACTTCCGGCCAGCGGCAGCGTTCGCCTTACGCTTCTTGACTGCCTCATCCTTCTGGGCAGCCTTCTTGGCCTCAGCCGTAGCCGCATCCTTGGCCGCTGAGCGTGCCCGGGATTCACTGGCGTACTTCTCAGACTCAGCCATGAGCCGCTGAGCTTCCGGACCAGAGTCATCCCACCCGGCTGCCTCAATGACAGCGTCTAGTTGGCGGTTGATCTCCTTGAGAGTGTCCAGAAGCTCAGCGTCAGTCATGTTCTTCGGAGACTTACGCCGTGCCATGGTGCCCCCTATTCAGCGGGGACAACATCCCCTGACGTGATATCCGGCTTCGGTCCGTACAGGGCGGCAATGCTTCCGCCGGTAATGGCGGCAGCCTGGTCATCCCGCATGGACTTCCAACGCTCAATCTCTTCGGGCGTGGTGTCCGGCATGCGCTCCCATAGGGCTTCATCCGGCACGTTGATTGCCTTGTACTTCGTCAGGGCATCCGCGTACTGAGCCTCAGAACGGAACTGAGCGTCACGCCAGACGACAGACCCCATGCTGATTGCCTCAGCGCGGGAAGCGTCGCCAGACGCCAACGCCTCAAGCCTCATCAGTTCGCGTAGCGCCGCGCCAAAATAGCGTTGTCTTTCTTGCACCTTCGCCACTAGCCCGGCTTCGGAAGCCACCAGGGCATCAGCGCTGATGTTGACCATCTCCCCGGTCAGGTAAGACGGGGGCGTGCGCGTCTGGGCAGCAATGTGCCGGACGGCAGTCTCAATCACGCTGGTGTAGTTGGTCAGGTCAGCGGCACTGAACTCCGCAATCTGTGCGCCTTCGCGCTCAAGCCAGAGAAGGCGGTCACGCCGGAACCGGTCAATGGGCAAATCCTCTTCCCCAATGACTTCGCCGTCCTGGTCAAGGATCTCCTTGGTTGGCCGGTCCATCCCCAGCACAGCACGCGCGGGCACGGCCCGTTCATCAGCCGCCGTCATCAGGTGAGCCCACAGGGTGTTCACGCTGTCCTGTAGCGGGGCAACGCTGGCAATCTCACTGGTGGGCTTCCCGCGCAAGCGTGCACGGTTCTCAAGCGCCACCAGGGGCACCACCTTGAGCGGGTTAGGCAGCGTGCCAGCGGACACCCAACCAGACCCCCCGAAGGTGGCTGACAGTTCGTGCCCGTAGCCGTCTAGCTGACCGACCGTCCGCACCCACAGGTACACGGCATCCGGGTAGAACAGGCTGGCCCGTTCCTGGTCACCATCACGCCACAGCAGAAGACCAGCGCGACGAACACGGCGCTTGCCGGGAACGTAGTCAACGATGGCCTGCCGCACGTCGTGAAACGTGATCTCCGTATTGATGCCGTCCGGCTTCCAGACCAGACCGAAGGAGCGACCGGCAATCAGCGCCTCAAGGAAGGCTAGGCCAACCTCAACGTCAGCCTCATTCCGTCGCCACGCGTCCCACGCCTGTGGGTCAATCGTCCCGTCATTCAGGCGGAAGGCGATAGGCACCAGGCGCTCAACGGTCGCATCCGGGACCACCTGACACCAGTTGTCAGAGAAGTCATCGAACAGCGAACCGGTCTGGCCCTTGAACTCCGGGGACGCGAACTTAAGCGGCACGTTCCCGTTGTAGTAGTTGGACCAGACCTCAGCGGCACCAGCACGGCGCTTTAGCTTGCCGTACAGCCGGTTCAGGTCATCTAGTGGCGTCAGCGCCATGCGCCCTCCCCGGGTCGGCACCTACGGATTTTCGGAAGTGGTTATGCGGAAGCGGCACGCGCCTTCTTGAGGGGTCGACGTACGTAGCCGTCCATGGCCATCACGGCAGCGGCAATGCCATCAATGCGGGCACTGGACTTCTGCCGGTTCGGCTTGACGGGTCGGAAGTTGTCGTTGCCGTCCGTCAGGATCTCTACGCATGAGGCATGCCAGCGAAGCACGGGATTCCCGCCATGCCGGATCTTGCCTTCACGCAACATGCGCTCAAGTTCCTTCGAACCAGGGCCCATGCCTAGGTAGGTCTGTGCGACCGGCACCAGGTCAACGCCCCGGGTCTTATGGTCAACACGCTGCACAAGCTGACCGGCAAACATGCGGTCATAGCTGATGCGCTGGACATTCAACCGGCGGCAATCGTCAATGATCTGACGCTCAATCGCGGCATAGTCAATGGCGTCACCTTCGGTTAGCTGAATCCAGCCTTCCCGGACCCACAGCCGAAGCGGCACCTGTAGCTGTGCCTCAAGTTCGTCAACCCGCTCTTCTGGTAGCCAGAAGCGGGAGATCAACTCAAGCTCAACACCAGGCTGCCGGGACTCAACGGCCATGACCCACGCGGACATGTCCGACACGGCGGATAGGTCGACGCCACCCCACGCGCGCCGGTAACGGAACTTCTTGTCATCGACTTCGCCAGCGTTCGCGTCCCACATAGGCATGGGAAGCCAGCGGGTTGCAGCGCGCATGCGTCGATTCAGAGACAGGCGGCAGAACGTTGGGAAGTAAGAGGGGGTGGACTTCGCCTTAGCGGCTTCACGGCGCATGTACGCCAGTGACGGGCTGGTGCCTAGACCAGGGTTGGCCTTGTACCAGGTGGCTTCGTCAAAGGGGTCATCCGCCTCTTCGGCAGCCCAAATGACCCCGTAGTGACCAGGGTCATCAATGACGCCCTCAGATAGGCGACGAGTATAGACATGCTTTTCGTCATAGATCGAACCCTCTTCGCCTTCATCAGCAGTCGTGATGAAGACAACCAATGGCTGATCACGTGCGCCTGTGCCGGTCTCGATAGCGTCGACTAGGTCACGCTTCTTGTGAACGTGGACTTCGTCAACGATGGCCCCGGACACGTTCAGTCCGTGGGCGGTCTCGGCAATCTTGGACAGCGCCCGGAAGACGCCACCAGTACGGGGCACCCGGATGACTCCGCGCAAGACCTCAACGCGTCCCTTGACGGCATTGGAAGTCAGCGCCATGCGCTTAGCGTCATCGAACACGCGCTCAGCCTGTGGCAGCGAACCAGCCGCCGCGTAGACTTCCGCACCGTGTTCCCGGTCAGCCAACAGGAGCGTGAGCCCAATGCCGGAAGACAGGGTTGACTTGCCGTTCTTACGCGGAACCTCAATCCAGACGGACCGGATCACGCGCACTTCCCGCTCAATCTCCGGGTCATACCACAGCCACCCGAAGACGGGGGCGATAACCCAGACGATTTGCCACGGGGCTAGCTTGAGGGGGCTTGAACCCCATCTGCCCTTCGTGTGCTTGAAAGACTCAGTGGCCTTGATGGCACGCCGGGCAGCATCCACGTTGAAGTAGGCACCCGGTTGCTTGTCAGCCTGCATGGCCAGCACCAGGGGGCGAGACTGAGCCGCTGCCTGAATCTCTTCGGGCGAAAGTCCTAGCTCAATCAGCGCGTCATACGGGACCGGCAGCGCGTCTAGCGCCTCAGTCGAAAACGTCCCCGTCATCGTCTCCCCCATTCTCAGGCGGCTGAATGCGCCCACGGGCAGACGGACTGAGTCCTAGCTCTCCGATATAGCGGGCAAGTTGTGAGCGGTACTGGCCTAGGACCGTGGTCCATCCGTTCTTCTGCCAGCCGCGTTCGCCTTGCATCAGCACGCCATCCCGGGACAAGGAACGCTCACCCTGGTCAATGCGCGCGACACAGACGCAATAGTCAGTCAGGACCACAGTGTCAACAGCGCCGATACCGGCCGTGTACTTGAGCACTGGGATAACCCGGGACCACTCAGCGGACGCCACTTCACGGCAACGCTTGATGCCAGCGGCAGACCCCGGGAAGACAACAGCCCAGTCAGGCTCAGTCAGCTCAGCCGGGGGCGTCACAATGCCGGGGTTGACAGGGCGCTTGCCGGGGTTGCCCTCACGGACCACCTGTAGGGCGGGCTTCGTCCGTAGTGGGTCGGCCATGAGGGCACCTCCTTCACGCTCAGTCATCCCGCGCAAACGGGTCAGGTTGCGGCGCTAGCTTTTTGCCTCCCTGCCGAGTGTCTGTGGGCACGGGAGGGGGTCACCCCCCAGGTGGGTGGTCACACAGCGCGATCAGGTCACCCGAACGGCCAGCAAGGTCAGCGACACGTTGTCAACATCCAGTGCAACGGCCTGCCCATAGTCACCAGGGGCGAACGGACCGAACGCCTTAGACGTGTTGGCAGGCACACTGACCACGCGTGGTGTCACGGGCTGCCCGTCCACGGTCCTGGTCAAGCTGATGGTCACGTTGTATGCAGTGTCAACGCTTGTGTTGCGAACGATCAGACCAACGCGACCATCATTAGGCAGCGTGTGACCATTGAGCGTGTCACCAATCAGCGCATCAGGCATGACAGTGCCATCACGTGTGACAGCAACAACAGGGATCTCTACCCTTGCCACTCACTTACTCCTCTCAGCGTGCCAACCACCAGGCTGATGCCGGGCGGTCTCCTTGTTATGACAGGGGGCACATAGGGGTCTTAGGTGGGTGGGGGTATCAGGGTCAACACCCCGGGCTATCAGCTCACGGCGTGATAGGGGGTGGTGGTCAGCAACAGTGGCCTGTGCAGTGCAGAGCACACACCAGGGATGCGCGTACAGGTACGCCTTACGTATGCGCTGCCAGCGGGTAGACCCATACTGGCCAGCCCCACGCTCCTTGCGTATCTGCCAGTCCTGAGCCCTGTGAGCCTCACAGCGACCACCAGAGACAAGCTCCGGGCAGCCGGGCACAGAGCACGGGTTACGCGGCCTAGACGGCATGTGGTCACCTCCGAAAATCCGTAGGTGCCGATTGAGCCCCCTGGTGGATTCGAACCACCGCACCATGTTTACGAGACATGTGCTCTGCCCATTGAGCTAAGGGGGCGAAGTCCGCTGGGAGGGATTCGAACCCCCACGCCGCAAGGCATCCGGGTCTAAGCCGGACGTGTCTTCCGTTCCACCACCAGCGGGCACGCTGTGCGGTCTCCCCTTTAGCTCAGGGCTCCGTCTACACAGCGGCAGGGCAGGGCATTACCGGCAACGCCCCGCAGTAGGTCAGGTGGGACTTGAACCCACAGCATCCCGGTTAAGAGCCGGACACTCTACCAATTGAGCTACTGACCTAGGCGGCAAGGGAACCTCTATCACCCATTGCCAATGCGCACCCTGAACCATTACTTACGTGCGCTTCCTATCGCTGTCCCGGCTGGATTCGAACCAGCAACCCCCGGGGTAACAACCCGGCGCTCTGCCCATTGAGCTACGTGACATTGAGGGTTACTCGCCGCTCACTTTGCTTGTGACTAGCAAGCCAGTGTGAGCCGGTTTCACCCAGGGTGCTTATCGTCGGTCCGGTCAGGGACCTATTGTGAGCACCAGTGCCGCATCAAGGATTTGAACCAAGGACTTCCCCTCACCCATGGGCCCATGGTGGGGGCGCTCTTCCAGACTGAGCTAATGCGGCAAGCGCTTCGTACCGGATTCGAACCGGTGACCTTCGCCTTGACAAGGCGCTGCCCTAAGCCACTAGGCCAACGAAGCAAGCGGCTTCGCCTTGCAACCCGGGGAGAGAAGCCAGGGAAGGCGAAGCCATGTGAGGGGCAGGGTCCATCTGTCCGCCGGACCTTCGAGTCAGTTCTACGTGCGCGGGAAACCCCCGCCCTCAAGATGTATCTAGTGAGTCGAATGCCAACCCGCCGGGGCCTGATCCTGGGGCGCTGTGTAGGAATGTAGGAAGTGAGTGAGGTCTCTGAATCCCTATAGAAACCCTTATGGATTATGAAGAGTGATACAGAAACTACATTCCTACATTTATGCAGGTCAGATGGGGTGTTAGAAGCCTGGCACTCAGCCCCCTCATGCACGCTGACACAACAAAGGGCGGGCACCAGCCGAAGCCGACACCCGCCCCAGTGACTCAGATCACTCAGCCGTCAGATACCTCACAGCCCGGACGGCCCGCTTGAGCCCTTCCAGACCGCCCAGCACGTCTACGCACTCTTGGCACGTGTCGCACAGTCCCCCGTCTTCCTGCCCAATGCGGATGCCGCAGACAGCGCACTTGTACTTACGCATGCCAGCCCGGTACGCCCGTGCCTCAGCGGCAAGCTCCTCATTCGTCTTGTCTCTCATCCCACCACTCCGCTTGTCATGCACACACTGTCACCGTCTGATTGCACTGAGCTACATACGGGCTTCGGCTTCCACCTCATCATTCACGGCCATGAGCGCATCAGCCGCCGCATCAAAGAACGGGTCACGGATCTCAAGCGATACCCGGCGTTCGTCCAGCGTGCGCCATCCACCAGCGGTACCGGCCAAGATGTCCAGCCGTGCCCCCGCGTTGGTCAGCATCTTCCGCCTTCCAGCCGTGTCCGCCTTGACCCACTTTTCATCGTAGGTGCGGCCGGTCCTGATCTCTTCCATGCGGGCTTCAACCTTCTCCCTGGTCTCAAGCTCCGCCAGCCGGGCGTCAAGGGCGTCAGCGCGGGTCTGCCACGCCTTCTGAGCGGCGCTGGACTTCTGCCGCCCCTGTTGCGCCTGGTGGGCTTCAAACTCCGCCAGAGTGGCGTCAATCTCCGGCTGTGGGTCATACCCGGGAATGATGCGCGTGGACGTGATCTCAAGCCCACCCAGGATGCGAAGGAACTCACGGGTCACGTACTCATCAACCCAGTCAGCGCGGATGTTCATGGGGTGCTTGCAGACCACGCCCCGGGACGCTGCACCACAACGGTACGTAGGCCGCTGACCGGGCTTGCCCTCTTGCCGGTTCAGGTACATCTTGCTGCCGCACGAAGAGCAGTGAGCAATGCCGAACAGGAGCGCGTTGGTGTCCTTCCTGACTGAGCTTTTCACGGTCCGCTCATCCAGAAGGGCACCCACAGCATCAAACTCAGCGCGGGTAAGGATGGGCTCACGGGTGGCCATTACCGGCACACCTTCGCTGTCACGCACGGGGAGTTTGCCGCTGAGCTTCCAGCCGATCAGCGTTTCAGAGCGCATGATGCGCGTAATGGTGGTGGCATTCCATCCCGTCGGCTTCTTGACTTCCCGCCCCTTGAATGCGGACCAGTGGTCAGACGGGGAGGGGACGTTATCGGCATTCAGCGCGAACACAATTGCATTCGCTGTCTCGCCTTCAAGAAGCGCCTTGATGATGCGCTCAATGACCTTTACGGCGTCCGGGTCCTGAACCAGGGTCCAGCCGCCACCTTCGAGCGGGGCAGGCATGTAGCCGTACGGCGCACGGGAACCACGCCAGCGGTAAGCCATCATGCGCATTGCCGCCTGAGCGCCGATCACGCGTTCCCGGATGGAGTGGGCTTCCATCTGAGCCGCGAAGGCGAAGAGCGTGACCATGAGCTGTGACATGGGGTCCAGCGGGTTGCGGAAGTCCAGCACCAGCCGCCCGCCGGGGCCCTCAGCGAAGACGATCATCTTCCGTTCGTCGCGTGCCCACTTCGCAAGCTCATGCATGTCATCCATGGACCGGATGGCACGGTCAAACCGCCAGAACACCAGGGCGTCAAAGTCATCCGGGCGACGAAGCCAGGCACCCAGCTCCGGGCGCTGGAAGGGTGTTGTCTTGCTTGCGCTGACTCCTAGGTCAACGGCCTTCCGGTCGGCAAGGTCAATGCCCAGTGCCCCGGCTGCCCCGTCGTTGGCGTTCTGCTGACGTTCAGGGCTGGTGGTCTCGTCAGTCAGTACGGACAGACGAAGGCAGGACACGCCCCGGAGGTGAGAGTTCATAGGGCGTGGTGAGTGAGTCGAATGCTTCGTGCCGCTGACCAGGGCTTTTGCCATCATCGCGGGGGCTCCCTAGAACACCTAGTTGGGAGCTTTCGGAGATCCGAAAGCTACTGACTTACAGTTCTAGCACATAGCCCCTGGTCAGGGCAGGGTTTCAGACCAACGGCAGGAGCACCAGGCCCCCGAATCAGCGCCCCCACGGGTGCCCCCGGCTACCTACCCTTGACGCCATGACTACTGAGCCCAGCAACCTTCGCCGCCTTCCATGGAACAGCCCGGAAGGGACAGCGGACTACGCGCCACACGGCCTTGTGGACCACATTGCCGACCGCACGGAAGCGGACATCATCGGACGGGCCCGGAACGATGCTGCATACGCCCTGGTGATGTCTCAGCGCCCCGGGGTGTCGACGGAAGAACTCTGCCGCCTGGTGTCGAAGTTGGCGGGGCACGTGAGGGACGTAACCAGCGTGGCGGACATGCGGGAAGAGCGCTTGAACTCCCCTGCCGCGAAAGCCCTTGAAGGTGCCTTGCGCGCTGCACTGGGACAGCCCGGATAGGCCAGCCGGTAGGGTCAGCAGAAGCCCCAGGGACACAGCCCGTCCCTGGGGCTTCTGTATGCCCGCCTGAGCGCCTACGGGAAGAGCCCCGACCAACCGCCGGGGGAAGCGGTCAGCCGGGGCTCAGGAACCCACCTACGGGCGCTGATGGCCAGTGGTGGGCTGGTCACTCCTTCCGGGTAACGCGTGCATGGTCCGTGACGACACGGCGGAAGAGATCATGACCCGTCCGGCCGGTATGGCGAAGGCACCAATCCTGTGCCGCTTCCTGGTCATCCGTGGGCCCTGATGTCCCCTCACAGTCCGGCTTGCCGACACAGAACACTTCGAAGACCCATCCGCCCTCAGCCACATGCCGGATGGAGTGATCAACGAACCGCATGACCGTGCTCACGCTGCCCCCTCAGTGAGCCCAGCGTGCAACGCCACCTGTTCCGCTACGGCCTTGTGGAGACCAACCCAGGTGCCCGCATCAACGGTCTGGGCAAGCTCCTTGGCCGGTTCGCCGTGCTTCTCCTTGAGCCTTTCCACGGGCCAAGGGGCGGTTGCGTACCAGTGAGCCGCGTTCTCCCGGGACGGCTTTGAGCAGAAGGAAGCCCACCCGGCAGGCAGGGGCGTGGTAACAGAGATCTCCGCTTGCCCCTGGTCCCGGGTGGGCTCAGAGTCAAGCGACCTTCTCAGCGCGCGTGTGGCGCTGTCCGCTTGGGTCATTTTGCTGTTGTCCTAACGCGTGGTCAGGTCCGGCCCATTACCGGACCAATGTGACCAGGGTAACTAGCCGTCAGCGACCGTGTCAGTACCTTCGTCAACCACATAAACCGTGTGCCCCACCTGTACGGAGTCCGCCCCACCTTGCAGCGCTGCCGCCCCGGCTGACGAAGCCTCAGAAAGTTCATCCTTCGCGAAGTGGTACCAGCCCTGTGCGCTGTCCAGTAGGTCAGTCACCAGCTCTTCGCGCGTGCCGCTCTTCCGCATGGGTTCAAGTGCCATGGCGGAAGGCTACCCAGACAGCGTCAGGCGGCTTCTGTGACCACGGGAGGACTGGGGAGCGGGACCAGGTCCGGCACCACCTTCACGGGGCCCACACGGGCGCTGAACCGCTTCGTATGGAACAGCTCACCGGTCTTGACGTAGTAGTCCCTGATGGCTTCACGCCAGCCGCACATGTACTCACCCACGGGCACGTACTCACGGCGGACCGGGCACCACTCCCACTCACGGATTCCCAGCACCATCCCCGTTGAGCGGCCACGGGCGTAGATGCGGAACCGCTCCCCCAGCTTCTGACTGGCAATCACCCGCGCGACAGTCCGGCCGTATGTCTGCACCAGGGCGCGGCACTCCCCCGCGTTATAGGCGTACTCCTGAGCCAGCGTTCCCGGGTATCCGGGCAGCTCACCCCATGACCAGCCGCCAGCGGGAAGAGGTCTGGACACACGCAAAAACAGGTGAACATGCGCAATGGGTCCAAGATCAACAAACGTGATCATGAACGCAACCCCCCTCAGTCCGGACACGGTGTGTGTGTTAACACATGCTAAGCGGAGTTGTTGAATCCACAAGTTCAATACGGAGACTTAACGGGGTGTTGTGACGAATCCGTGAAGATACGCAATGAACTAAACCGCTGGCCCCCTCAGACTCGCACAGACGTTCGAAGACAGGCAAATGAATTCGTTTGCTCACCATACGAACCAGTCATGCCCATGCCATTACGCGGACATAAAGAAAGGCCCCCTTTCGGGGGCCCTTCTCATTCTCAGGTACTAGCTCATGCGCTGATAGAAGTCCGTGCACGGCTGGCAAGCGTTGATCTTGCCGACCGGGCCACAGTCCAGAACGTTCACAGCGGGAGTGCCCTGAGTCTGGTGCATGAGGCTGTACCGGCACACAGCCCGTGCCGCTACCTCCTTCGCGTACTCAGCGGCTTCCCCGTGGTCCTTGCCCAGCGCGCGCCCGGTCTCGAAGGCTGCCGCGTAGATGCTGGTCATTCTGTTTCCCTTCGTTGTGGTGGGGCACCAGCTAAGCACCAGCGCCCCACCCATGGCAACCACTTACGGATTTTCGGAGGTGGTCAGTCCTCCCCATCCTCCTGCCGCCATGCGGGGACAATGCCCGACATGGAAGCCCACAGCCAGCGCGCCTCAGTCTCCTGCATGCTGATGGTGATGGGTCCGCGCACCCGGTCAACGGCCATGATCTCAACGGACCGGTCAGGGTGCTCATGCACCGTGAAAACCTGAGTGATGTCTAGCTTGATGTGCGGCATGATCTCTCCCCTACGGCTTCAAGGTAACGCGCGGGCCGACTCTATCAGTGTGGGTGTCCGGGCGGTCAACCACAGGCTCAGCGGTGACCACGGGGCACATGACCGGGCAGTCATTCAGCGTGGGTGCCTCAGCCGGACTAGCGCTGATCACAGCCGCACTCAGGCAAGCCGTGCCCCCCACCAGGGCGCTCACTACGATGGCACGAACGTTCATCACTTAAATCCCCTCTTGACCCATGCAATGCATGCCTGCCACGAACTCTTTCGCTCTTCGTCTTCCAAGAGCCCAATCTGACAGTCAAGTTGGAGCTTGAGGCCAGCGGCATAGAAGTGAGGAATCCGGATCACCTTACGGACGTTGCCCATGGTGACTACCTCAATGTGAGCCCATTTGAAGCCCTCTTCTCCGTCCACCAGTTCAACGCTGGCAATCCTCTTGATGGTCTCACTGTGCGCCATGTTGGCCCCTTCTCCGGGGGGAGACTGAACAGCCCTCAGTCTCCCCCACCTAGCTAACCGTCAGAGCTTGACCCATACGAACACGTGCGCGTGCTTCGGGTTGCCGTTGCACTCCTTGCCGTGGGTCTTGCACTTGAGCGCCTGTACGTCCGGCATGATCGCTTCCCTTCGTCGTTGGTGCCTTACGGGGCTAACTATGCATCTTCGTAGGTGGCCACGTCCAGTCACCTCCGAAAATCCGGAGGTGGTCAAAGCAAGAAAGCCCGGCGGGCACATGGCCTACCGGGCAAACTCACTGGTCAGGGGCTCAGCGACCCGAAGGGCGCTCATACGTTGTGTCGGGGGTCACAAGCCGTCTGATGCCTGCCGCCCGTATCAGAGTCCAGCAAGCCGGGCAAGGTTCCCGCGTGGTGTACAGCGTGCTGCCGGGCAACTCCCCTGGTGGCGTATGCCTGATGGCGTTCCGCTCAGCGTGGTCAGCGGTGCAGTTGCTGTAGTCCGAATCCGGCGGGCACTGTTCGGCGCTCAGGCGACCCCGGGGGCATGCTCCTGCCGACTCACAGCCGGGCACACCAGCCGGGGCACCGTTGTAACCAGTCCCCCTCACTTCGTTGTTGGCATTCACCAGGATGGCACCCACATGACTACGTGTGCAGTCCGCCCGGCTGGCAGCCCACTCAGCACCAGCCAGGAAGTAAGCATCCCAGGAAGGGCGCTCAGCGGTCACCTAGCGCCACCCAGAATGCGTTAGAGACTGCCGGGTGAATGACCAGCGTTCGGCCACCCTGAATGCGAAGCCTGCCGCCCTCAACGTAAACCTGAATGTGTTGGTCCCACCCCTTCCCCGGGAAGGCGAATTGCACGCGGGCATTGTTCGGAAGCGGCTGATCATCGCTGCCGTAATTCAGCACGTGGGTATTGGTCTCCCCCACATCAGAGCGAAGGTCCGCATTCATGCGCTCAAGCTCACGGATCTTCCGGCGCGCGTCGCTGAGCTGTTCCTGAGCCCACTTCGGCAGGCGCGATTCCCTGGGGTCAGCCATTCGGGGTCTCCTTCGCGTACTCAGTGCACACGGTCACAATGTGCGTGCCGGTCACAACCTTGCCGTTGACGAACGTCGTGTAAGGCACAAGCTGTGTGGTGTAGTCAAGGCACTCCGGGCCGTCTTCACAGCCGGTCAGGGTCAGCGCCCCCATGGCTGCCAGTCCGGCAAGCATCATGGCGCGTGCATTGCGCCCCTGAACGAAGTAGTTCGTTGCCGTGCGAGGCTCACTCATAGGGGGTCTCCGGGATGTCCTGAACACTGTTAGGGGCAACGGCAGTTAGGCGCTCAAGCACCAGTGCGGCGAACTCACGGATCTCAGCGTCAGCGGCTACGTGGTGGCGCTTACCGAGCACGTCACGCCATGCCCGAAGGTTGCCGGTCACCACCATGTCTACGGGGGCAGCGTTGGGCAGCACAGCCCTTGCAGCTTCCCGGGCAGTCTTGCGCTTGAGTCCGGCAGCCGTCAGCCGCTCAAACAGCTCCGTGTACGCATCCCGGGCCTCTTCGTAGGCAACCCGCACCAGGTGCTCAGCCTCAGTGTCACGGGCGGCAGGAGGGATCACAGGCGAAGTCTCTTCGTACGAGACATAGCGCTGACTCACCACGCTGAAACTCAGGTGCCTGTGACGCGTCAGCTCAGCCAACAGCGCACGCGAGACACCACGCACCAGGAAGGATGCGGAAGCATGCTCCAACACGCTGTAGTGCCCCTGAGCAAGGATGTTGGCCATGTAGTCCCGGTTTGCTGCCGTAGCCGGGTTGGGACGGTTGAAGCTCAGGTAACACAGCCGCCCGGCGGTCTCAGCCAGCCCGTCAGCGTCCGTGACAGACCAGGGGTCAGCATCCTCCGGGCCGTACGCGTCGAAGCCGTACACGCGCTCTAGAAGGTCCGCATCAAGCGTTGTGGTTGCCAGTAGGTCAACGTTCAAGGTTCTCTCTCCTTCTCCGGTACCACCACAAGGGGCCACCTCCGAAAATCCGGAGGTGACCCCAACAGTCATCAGACGAAGTCCGCGCCCCACTCAAGGAACTTCGCAAGGTCAAGCACTTCGTTCGGGTCAGGGTTCACGAACCCTGCCTTACGTATCTCAGCGGTTGCGATGCGGTACACATCCACGCGGTCAGCTACTACCCCGGTAGGAGTCGGGTCCTCAAGGGACGCATCAAGCCGCGCCATCAGCGCACTCCCCCGCCGTAGGTGTCAGCGAACCGAAGGCCATCGTTGATGCGAAGCACGCTGATCAGGTCCTGAGCCTCTTCGAGCGGCAGCGTGACCGTGCTGATGGTCTCGCCTTCCGGGTTGCGGGTCTGAAACTCCGTCTTGCCGTCCGCCTGCCCCGTGGTCTTGACCCGGTAACCGTTGGTGAGCTTGTACGTGGCCACTGAAAAACTCCTTTGTTTCGGTCTCTTCGAAGTGGTGCTAGGGAGTCGAATGCCAACCAGCGGCCCACTGGGCAAGCGTCTGGTCAGACTTGCTGAGGTTGCATGGGGCGCACGCCGGGATGACGTTGGACAGCACGTCACGGCCACCCCGGGCAATGGGCTTGATGTGGTCTAGGTGCTCCGCTGGTGCGTCGCAGTAGGCGCAGAGTCCGCCCCACCGTGCGAAGACCTCAGAGCGCTTGTAAGGGGCCGGTCTGACCCGTCGCTGAGACAGGTACAGACCGGCGTACAGGGGTTGCACTTACTTGCGTCCACCACGGCCAAGGTTGATGGCGGCAGCCTCAGTGAGTTCCTTCGCCTCAACGTCATCCTTGGCAACGGCCTTGATGTACCGCTTCGCGAACGCCTTGTGACCCTTCACGCGGGCATCACGCGCCGGAATGATGTCCAGACCCAACGCGGCAGCCAGCCCGGGAAGGTCACCAGCGTCCCCCGTGCCGTAGCACTGCACATCACCAATGCCGTACGAGAGACGAAGGGCGTTGGCCTGGTTGTCGCTCATGGTGGCAAGGATGGCGTTCACAATGGCGTGCTTCTGCCGCCGCTCTTCGCTGGTGATGTCCTCAGCGGTGACCAGGTCATCCGGCACACCCAGGGAAGACGCCAGCCCCTCAGCCAGGCTGTAAGACGCCTGGTAGTCCCCCTGAGACACGGAACCGGCCGAAGGGCCATCCACGGTCACAGCCGGGGCGTCAAGGCTTGCAGCGCCCTGCCACGCCATCCGGGCCGCCTGTGCACGGTCCGCGCTGAGTCGACGTCCCTTCGGGGGCACGGTCTGAGCGAACTTCTCGGCAAGGTAGACATCCCCGTCAGCCTTCTCAAGCATGGACGCGAACACCTTCAAGGCGTCTTCGTCAGCGCCCTGGTTGCGGGCTTCCCGGACCTTGTCCTTGAGCGCGTTCTCAATGGTGGCCCACATGAACGCGTAGAAGGCATCCACGGTGTCACCCTCGAAGCGGGGCAGGGCTTCGAACATGGCAAGCGCGCCATCCTGCCGGAAGTCCTCCCGGAAGTCCTCAAAGCGCATCCCGTTCTGAGTCATGCGACGGGCGGCAGCGTCAGCCAGCTTCTCAATGCGGCCGGTCATGGCTTCGTTGACAGCCTCAAGCCCGGCAAAGCCGTTCGTCTGAGCGTCAGCGATCAGGGCAAGGGTCAGGGTCTCGGTCATGGCTGGTGTTTCCTTCCGGTTGCTCACTCGGGTTTGAGTGAGTGAGTCGAATGCTCGGAAGGGGCCTGACCGGGTACCGGATCTCATGTGACGTGGGGCACACCCTGTTTTAGGCATGGGGGTGCCGCAGTAGGTCACGTGGGAGACAGAGCGGGTTAGACCCCTTGAGCGGGGTTCCGCTTGTCCGAAGATCCGGCCGGGCGCTTCGGCTTTGCTGGTCCTGAGTACATACGTTTTTGCGTAGGTCCGCAACGCCGTTAAGCGCTGAACCACCTGCTAGACCAGGGACCGGGGCAGACGGTTGCGCGTTGATTCGAAGGCGTAACCAGGCTCATCCCTTGGATGTACCGGTTTGGCATATGCCGGGGCTGCAAAGATCCTTCGTTACATAGGCAACGGTCCTTAGTTGCACCGTCAGGCAACTGAACTAAAGAATCTTGAAAACTCGCGTTCCGGTACCACCTCCGAAAATCCGGAAGTGACTACCCGTGCACCAGCCGGACACAGGTAGTCACTTCGGATGTGACGGGGGTTACACGTCAGCGCCGTACAGGCTTCCCCATGAGCGCTTCCCAATCTCAGCCTCAGCCGTGATGGGCACCCCGAACAGGTCGAAGGTCATGCACTCCTGAATGGTGGCGGCAATGTCCGTTGCTTCCGCCTTCGGGACACTTGCAAGCACTTCGTCATGAATCGGCAGGCGGAGGTACGGCAACATGCCGCGCTCTTCCAGCGTGATCAGGCTCTGTCCCAGACAGTCACGGGCAACGGACTGGCAGGCGTAGTTCACCACGGCGTACATGCGCTCACGGTCCAGCGGAAGGCGACGGCCCGTAACGCTCAGGTGGACCATGCCAGTCTCGTGAGCTTCGCGCTGCCAGCGGTTAGACATGCGCTTGATTTCAGGGAACACGCGGTCATACTCAGCGAACGTCCGGCGCATGTCTTCCGGGTCGGCACCAGTCTGCCGGGCAACGCCCTTGTACCCACCCCCGTAGACCTTGCCGAAGCCAGCGCCCTTGAACATCTTGCGGTCAGCCTTCGTGGCACCAGGACCCTTGACCAGACGCGCTGTGTACATGTGGATGTCAAACCCGTTCGGGTATTCATCCTTCGGGTACGCGTCCGCGTTCTGAAACCCGTGCTTCATCCGCTTCACGTCAGCCAGCGCGGCAAGGACACGCATCTCAACGGCACTGAAGTCAGTGGACACCATGACGTGTCCCTCTTCGGCCATCAGCGCACGCCGGATCATGTAGTCACCAGACGGCAGCGTTTGAAGCGCCGGACGGGTCACGCTCATACGTCCCGTGCGCGCCTGCATGCTGTTGATGAACGGGTGAATCCGGCCGTCAGAGTCCATCGTTTCAAGGAAGGTGCCCGTGTAGGCAGAGCGCCACTTACCGGCACGCTTGCTCTTGATGATGGCTTCGGCAAGGGGGTTGGGCTTGCGCGTGTTCATGCGCTCACCAGACTGGAAGTCAAGGTCAGCGAAGCGGTGCAACACAGCCTTGTCTACCTTGAGCGCCCCGGTTGCCGTCAGCTCATCCGGCTGCCACTCCTCCCCCATGCCCGCAAGGGCTTCCCGGAGCTGTGCAGGGGCGTTCACGTTGGTCACCCCGTAGCGGAGCGCCTTAGCTTCGAACACGGCTGCCTCTTCGGCAAGTTGAGCGTCAAGCCCCTTCGTGTACGGCACGTCAAGGACCATGCCCGTTCGCTGCATGATGGCGCAGATACGGGCTATCTCGTGTTCGTACTGAATCAGCCGGGGGCGCACTTCCAACATGTCAAGCTCACGGTCAAGACAGGAGTCAAGACGGGCAGCAAAGATGGGGTCAAGTCCCGCGTACAGAAGGTAAGTCGGGTGCCACAGGTCGATACCCGCCCACCCGGTTGCCTTCGTGAGCTTGAGCGACCGGAAGACGGCCGTCAGGTCTCCCTGAGTGTCCGGGGCCTTCGGGTCCACGTACCACGCCATGAGGGGTTTGAGGGCAGTGCCCCGCCCACCTTCCTGGGGCTGCCGGGGGTCGACTAGACCGGCCTTGAGACGCGTGTCAATGGTCTTCGGGGCCATGGCCTCAATGGAGCCGTTGAAGCCGTCCCCGGACGCGTGCCGGTCAATCACAGCCCAGTCAAAGGGCGCGTTGTGAATCTGAAACTTCGTGATGAAGTCAAGGGCACGCCGGGCGTAGTGCTGGAAGTAGCCACCCAGTTCCCACAGGATCACCCACCCGGTATGCCGGTCACCAAACTGGACCGTGCGAAGCCGGTAGGTGGGGCTGTAGATGTCAAGCCCCGTGGTCTCCGTGTCCAGCGCAATGGGGCCACGCTTGTTGGCCTCAACAACCCAGCGCTTGAACTCCTCAAGGTCATCAAGGTTCTCAGGCACCTTGACAGTCACCGGGTCACCGGCAATGGCGTAAGGGAACGTCTTCATTGGGTCTCTCCTCCCACGCAAAAGGGCCACCTCCGAAAATCCGGAAGTGACCCCATGCGGTATGCGGTTGTGTCAGTCCTGAGCGAAGATGCCCGGACCCGTCTTCGAAGTGGCGCTAGGGAGTCGAATGCCTACCAGGGCCATCCCCTTAGCCGTACGCGTGCGAGTGATGCCGCGCTCTTCCATGGCCCCGTAGAACGCGCGACGGGTCCAACGCTCCTTGGCAGGCAGGTTCTCAGCCTCACACCAGTCAAGGTAAGCGTTGAACGCTTCGCCACCATCCATGCGGGCAGAGTCATCCGCCACCAGGACACCCGGGAAGAAACCCGCCAGCGCGTCACTGGTCTCCTTGTACTCCTTCGTGGCAGCGCTGATGCTGGCAGGGTCTTGCAGCCCGTCACGGAACCACTCAACAGCCCCACGGACAGCCCACGCGGCAATACCCTTCGCTTCGGCTTCCAGCTTCTTGTCAAGGCTGTAGTCCCGCTCATGCGGAGCAAAGAACCGGGTAAAGGGAATCATCTTGACGCGTCGCCAGAGACCTTCGTCCTGACCCCGGAACTTCGGCTTATGGTTCGTCGCCAGCATGAGCAGAAACGAAGGCTTGAATTCGAAGAACTCTTGCCGAAGGAACCGGGCGGCAATCATGTCCTTGCCCGTGACACGCTTGAGCACAGCCTCAGACATGGGCTTGCCGGACTCACCCTCAGACGCCATCACCAGGCGCGAACCACGGAGCGCCGCAATGTCGTTAGGGATGCCGCCATTCGCCTTCTCTTCGAACGTGGCAAAGGGCGTGGTCTTGCTGATGGTCCGGAACACACTGGACAGCGTGTCAGTCAGGACACTCTTGCCGTTCGCACCCTTCCCCCACAGCACACAGAAACACTGCTCATCCGTGTAGCCCGTGATGCCGTAGCCAATGATGCGCTGCATGTACGGCACAAGGTCAGGGTTGTCCGGGAAGACCTCAGTCATGAACTGTTCCCAGCGGGGGCAGGTGGCAGCCGGGTCATACTCGATGTCAAGGCAGTACGTCAACATGTCAGCCTTGTCATGCGCCCGGAGCTTCCCAGTGCGAAGGTTCACGGTGCCGTTGCGGAAGCTCAGAAGGTGCGGCCGGTTGTCGAAGTCAGACGCCTCAACGTAGACCGTGGGGACCGAACGAAGCTCAGTCATCAGGTCATTGATGCGCGTGGTCATGGTGAACCCACGGGCTTCCTTGACCTTGCCAGCCAGCACCAGGGCAGCGCCCATGCGGTGAATCTCCTGACGCACCTTGACCTCAGAACGGGACCAGGTACGGCCGTTCCACACGTAGAAACCCAGACCAGGCGCGAACTTGATACGGCCATCGGACCAGGCAACCAGCGCGTGAGCGTTCATGGCGTCCGTGTCGCCGTAGCGCTCAAGGAGACCAGCCAGGATGCGGGCAGCCTCATTGCCCTGGTCCCGGCTGACAATGTCCGCCCCGGTCGCTTCGCTCAACTCTTCGCTGACGGCTTCCCGTTGGGCCTCTTCCGGCTTCGCTACCGGCTTCGCAGACTTCACGGCCTTGTGCAGGCTCAGGGCAAACGCCATGGGCTCAGACTCGCGCCACTCAGTCAGGTCCGTCTTCGGTCCCAGCTTCGGAATGGGCAGCGCGTAGACCGGAATGCCGTACGCCTTGAGCCCTTCCGCAAGCGCCATGTTGAAGCCCTGCCCGGCTGTGTCGACGTCCCCACACGCAATGACCTGTGAACCCTTGAGCCCTTCGGCAAGCTCAGCCAGAAGGTCAGGGTTGGACACCAGGGCAGCGCCCCGGACCATCACCACGTCATACCCCACGGAAACCGCTGTAAGCCCGTCTCCGGGCCCCTCAGTGACCAGGGTGACCCCGTAGCCGCCCTGACCCCGGAACACGCCGTACGGGGACCAGCGGAAGCCTTCCGGGTTGCGCAGAGACAGCCAACGCCCCGGGCACTCCCCCGTGATGTCACGCCCCTGCAAGCCACGCGGCATACCGACGAAGTCACACAGCGGCACAGTCACCCGGGGGAACGCCTTGAAGGAGCGCGTCAGGTACGGGAAGGGGTCATTCACATCCGGCCCGTCATACCCGATACCCAGTTCATACGCCGTGTCAGCGTCCATGCCGAAGCGGTCAGCAAGGTAGTCCCGGGCACGCTCCTGCCACTCCCCCTCTTCGGGCAGCCGGTCACGCGCGTCATCAACGTAGCCAGCAAGGGCGGCAGTCTGAGCAACACCCACAATGGCGGGCTTCTCCTTCGGGACCGTAGCGCCCTCACCATCAGCGTTGAACAGGTCCGGCCACGTCAGGCCAGCCGCCTTGACCACGTCACCCGTGGGGCAGCCGACACGGCACGTGATGCGGACCTTGTTGTCATCCCCACGCCAGATACGTAGCGACGGGTCAGAGTCTCCGTGCGACGGGCACAGGGTGATGTACCCGCCGTCTTCGTGCTCACTCACACCTTCGAAGTGGTCCAGCAACTCAACGAACAGCACTGTTCAGCCTTCCTGTTGTCTTCGAAGGGATGTGAGTGAGTCGAATGCCTGCCCCTCAGAACGGGTAGCCGGAACCGGCTGCAAGCCCGGGGTCAGGGCCAAACGTCAGCGACCACTCAGCAAGGGTCTTCGCGCCCTTGCTCAGGTTGCATCGCTGGCACGCGGGCACAATGTTGGACTCAACGTCAGCCCCTCCCTTGCTCAGGGGCTCAACGTGGTCAAGGTGCGTGGCGTGGTCACCGCAGTAGGCACACGCGTACTTCCAGCGGGCAAGGATGGCTGTGCGGCTGTACGCCACATGTTCCACCCCGTAGGACTCTGCCCGGCGCTTGTGCGTGATCTCATGGCGCTTGTCAGGGCTCAGCCGGGCGTAATAGCCCTTGATGTGCTGACGCTGACGGTTGCGGCGGCATGAGGCACAGGCGCTAGACGGCTTCTTGGCCTTCCCAGCTAGGAAAGACTCAGCGGGCTTCCCCCGCCCGCATAGTCGACAGACTTTCACCAGACCCCCAATGCGAAGCCAAGGAACCAGCCCAGTGCAAACCCCAGGGGCTGAATGAGAATGCAGACGAACAGTTGAAGCGGACGGACACGAACCGGCTTACGCCTGTGGCTCATGAACCCACCTGACATCAGCGCCACGGGTCACAGCCACGAAGAGGGCATCCGCGTAACGGGCCCAATCCTTACGGGAGTTGACACCCGGGCGAAGCCAAATGGTCACCCCTTCGGACGCTGCCCGCACGTCCCCAATGGCAGGGGCAGAGTCAGCAGACAGGATCACTCAGCCACCTCCGGATTTTCGGAAGTGACCTCAACGAAGTTCGGAGTCACCAGGCGCACATGTTCCGTGGTGATCCACTGAGCGGCAGCCGTCTTGCGCTTCACAAAGCCGGACTCAATCCCAGTGGGCTGAACCTTGAGCACGGGCACCAACACAGCGCCTACGCCCTCAACTTGAGCCTGTTTGGCAGTGGCCTCAAGGACCACAGCGTCAGCCATCCTGACCCGGTTCCCCTGACGTGCCGAGTAGGCCACCAGGTCCCCGGGGTGTAGTTCGTTGCCCGCGTAATCCGTGACAACGCCACGCTTAGCCATGTCAGTACCTCCTAACGCCTCAAGCCCCGCACCCAGTGCATGAGCACCAGGGGCGGGGCAAGGGGTCAGGCAGTGAACTCAGGCAGCGTCTCAGTCTGGGGCTCAGGCGTGCGCTCATCCTCGTACGCGCTGATGAGCTTGACCGGTCCCGTGGTGTCCAGCTTCCGGGCCTCAACGTTCCGGCCCTTGCCAGACGACTTCACGCCGGGCAGGTGGTCAACGGACTTCCGGGCAAGGTCAACGCCGGGCGCGATCACCACAGCGGACACGAACTCACCAGGCTGGACAGCGTCAGTGCGGGAAACTTCGTAGATGGCCATGCGTGTTCTCTCCTAGGAGTATTCGGGGTCGCCGGTAGGTTCGTCATCCATTTGGAAGCGCCTACGGCGTTCGTGAATTACAGCCTTCGCGGCTTCGGGCGGGAATGACCACAGGGGCTGACGAACAGTCTCGTCATCAGCCCCCGCCAGCACAGCCGCCCAATTGATGGGCTCAGTCACGACTACCGCTCTTCGGCAATCGCGTCAGCGTAGGAACCCAGCACGGTCATGACCGGCTTCTTGTACTTGACCAGCTCACCGTCATCCGTGGTGAACTCCTCCTGCACAATCTCAACGCGCACCAGGGCCTCACCCTCAATGCCGTCAAGCGCTTCCTTGACCTCATGCACGGTCTCAGCGAACTGCCACGCCGTAGCAATCCAGCGGCCCACACCCAGTTCGTAGCCCAGACCGGCAAGGCGGAAGGTAACCACCACGTTCGGACCAGGGGCCTTGCCCGCGCGGCTCTTCGCCTTGCGCTCCTTGAGAGTGCCAGTGCAGCCGCACAGCTCACCACGGTCATCCGGCATCAGGGAGCGGACACCATCACACTCATGGATGGGAAGGCCATTCGGACCCCACTGCATGAACTTGTCCTCAATGGCGTCAGCGCCGGTAAGCACAAGCTCAACGACAGAAGCGTCAGTCAGGATCTCAAAGTCATGCTCCTTCTCCGGGAACTTGAGCGCCGGGGTGCCACCCATCAGCTCAGCAATGCCCTTCGCCGTGTCCTCACCGGCAGCCAGAACGCGCCACTTGCCGAGAGAGACCGGCTTGCGCTTCGCATTCTGCATGCCAGTGCGGAACTGGTAGGCGTACTCAGGGCGGGCAAACTTCGCCTCGCGCTCTTCGCGCTCCGGGTCGTGAAAGATGCTCTTGTCCATGCGGGATCTCCCCTACTTCGAATGTCTGCGAATCTCAGGGGGAAGGGCGGGAATTTCTCGGCCCTGTGGCCGGTTCTGAAACCGCCGTTCCCCCTTCGAAGCTGGTCTAGGGGGTCGAATGCCAGCCCCTAGCCGCTGTGTTTCTCGCCTTACAAACGGGGTCTAGAGAGTCGAATGCCAGCGCCGTAGGCAGGGCCAGAACGCAGAAAAGCCCCCCAGTCCGTGAGGACCAGGGGGCTTCGCTGTACTACTTCGTGGCAGCCTTCGCGGAGCTGGTAGCCGGGAACACCAGAAGGTATGCCAGGAACACCAGCCAGCCGGACGCGCTGTAGGACAGTGCCGGGATGGCAGGGGCCGCGTTGTGCAGCGCACCAGCAACCAGCATCACGGCCCATGTCTGCAAGCTCAGCAGGAGCATCGTGCCAAGGAAGAACACGACGAACGCGGCGTAGGCGGCTTTGTTGTCAGCCTTCAAGGGGGTCTCTCCTTTGTTGGGGTCTTCGAAGCTGGTCTAGGGGGTCGAATGCCTAGCCCCGTCGCTCCGTCCCCGTGGTGATGAGCTTGCTACCGGCCAGCGGCTTCCCCAGAACCTTCCGGCTGCCCTCACGCTCCCAATCAACCGTCTTGCGAAGGTGCAGGAACACCCCGAAGGCAGCACGCATGTCAGGGGCGTAGACAGGCACCAGGGACCAGCCGTCAGGAGTCACGTGAAGCACCACAGCGCCATCAAACGCGGGCATGGGCTCTTCGGTACCGTCCGGGTCAATGATGCGGTCAGCGAAGGCGTAAGCGGCCATCTGTAGCGCCACGGAAGGCCACACGGACTTAGACGTCTTCCAGTCGGCAATCACGTCCACCCACACGGCGTTACCGCTGACGTTGTCCGGGTCCAGCGTCCATGTGCCATCGTCGTTGAGCACCACGCGCAACCGTAGCCACGCGTCGAATGAACCGGCGTACTGGTAGGTGTCGGACCAGGCCACGTCTTCGGCACGCACAAGGACCGGCTTCACGGTGGCCATGAACTCAGCGAACATGGCGTGATACGGGACCATGTCCGGGTGCAGCCGCCCGATTCGCTGCCCGCGCATCATGCGCTCAAACAGGTCATGGGCCTTGCTGCCAATCTTGCCCCGGTCGTTGGTGTACCGCCACGCTGCCCCGGCAACCCACTTCTTAGCGCCGCCCCGGTCCCGGTCCGCCATGCGCTGTAGGTAGTCAATGCTGTCTAGGGCAAGCTCAGCCGCCATGTTCGCGTACCAGCGCGTCAGGAACTTCTTAGGCAACATGTCCACTGTGGTGGTCACGCTGGGGTAGCGCTTCTCAGGGTCGGTCAACCGGAAGTAGACCCGGCTGCCGCCCTTCTCATCATTCTTGACCTTCGCCATGTCCTCACCCTTCATCGTCGTCAGGGTGGGTCTAGTGAGTCGAAGGCCCGTGTGTAGGAATGTAGGAACTGAACCAGGTCCCGGAATCTCTATAGAAACCCTTAGTGATTATCGAGAGTGGTGCAGAAACTACATTCCTACATTTTGGCTGGTCAGGGGTTCAGCGCTGTGGGGTTGGCGTTCCACCTCCTACATGCGCCGCTGTACGCCCCTCAGACGGCATGAGAAAGCCCCGTCCGACCACTGGGGCCAGACGGGGCTAGAAGGCGCTCAGACAGGCGCTCAGGGCTCCACAGGGATAACCACAGCCCCCCGGGCCACCCGTGCCGTTGCTCCTTCCGTGCTGCCACAGGGCACAGCGTCACAGACCATCAGGCCACCAGGCAGCGGGCAACTGGGGTCATGGAACAGCGTGCGCGTGGTCTCATCCACCTTCATCAGCCTCATGGGCCGGACGTACCGGCAGACATGACACATGGTGGGCTGGTCTTCGTTCGCGGTCATAACGTTCCCCCTAGGGAGTCGAATGCCACTTACGGATTTTCGGAGGTGACAACGCGGGAAGGCCCCGGGTCCTGGGGGAACCTGGGGCCTTCCGGTCTGTGGTGCCTTACAGCGTGGCGGCAATCATGGCCGTGATGGCCTTCTTGGCCTCTTCCAGCTTCTTGCGCGCCGCTTCCTTCGTGGCGTCCGTGGCGTTCTCGAAGTCATCCGGGTTGCCAGTCCCAATGTCCTTGAGGAGCTTGTCAGCCAGCTTCGTCACGCGCTCATCCGGCGTGGTGGTGTCCGCCGTGGTCTCGCCAGCGCCCTCCCCTTCGCCTTCGCCGCCCTCACCGGCACCCTCACCGGCACCACCAGCGGCCTCAAGCTCCTTGGCCTTCTGCTTTTCCTGGTAGGCAAGGCGCTTGCGCTCAGACTGACCGATGGTCGACGTGCCGTACGCCTTAGCGACGAACTCAGACGCGGGGACATCTTCCGGCTTGCCCTCAAGCACCTTCGCCACCCGGGCCCGGCGCTCCGCTGCCTCTTCCGTGTCCTCATCCAGCGACCGAAGCCACGCGGCACGGACGTCAGAGCGGTAGTCCTGAACCGAGCGCGTCAGCTTCTTGAGCGCCTGCTCATTGTCCCAGGTGTGTTCGAAGCCCTCACCGGCCATCTTGATGAGCGCCGTGCCTGCCTTCTTGGCAGCGTCCGAAGCAACCATCAGGTCAGGGTTGTCATCCTTGTTGGGGATGCGAGTGACCATGTCGAAGGCGACGGCCGCAACTTCCATGGCCACGTTGGAAGCCTTGAGGTTCAGGCGGACGCCCTCAGCCAGCTTCTCAGCGCCCATGGCTGCAAGCTCCTGAGTGCCTTCGTACTGGTCCCACGCCTTCTGAACAACCACGCCCTCAGCCGCCTTCTTGGCAACCTCCTTGGCCTTCGGCTTCTCAACCAGGGTGGCGGCTTCGGCCCACTGGTTGCGCTTCTCCTTCTTGGCCTTGATGGAGTCCTTGCCGCTCAGCGCGCTGATGATGGTCTCCGTCTCCTCCTTCAACTCCGCCAGCCCCTCAACGTTCTCCGCCTCAGCCAGAGACCGGGCACGCTCAATGTTGGCGTCAATCTGCTCAAGGGCAGCCTTGCCATCCTCCGTGTTGACGTCCAGCTTCGCGGCGGTCTTCTCAGCCATGGTCTCTCCCGTGTTTCCGTTGGTGTTGCTGACAGACGGAACATTAGCAGACTCCGGGGCGTCCGTGTCTGCCACTTCCGAATTTTCGTAGGTGGTCTCTTCGGCAGCCTTCGCCAGCGCCTTGAGGCAGTTCGCGCAGTTCACGTCACCGCGCACTTCCCGGTATCCCTCAGCCGCGCGGTTGCCGCCACAGATGGGGAGGGACATGTAACCCTGGTGCTTCCGGGCCGCGTGAATCTTGCCGGTCCTGAGCTGAATGTTGACCATGGTGTCCATGTCCCCGCCCCTTCGTTGTGTGCTTGCGTGATCAGTATGGGGGGTGCCGGGACCTGGTTGCAAGTCCCGACACCCTACGGATTTTCGGAGGTGGTCAGGCGGTCTCGTTCCAACGCCGGTTCAGCGCGTAGTCAGAGAACACAGCGCCAACGTGGTACTGCCCGTACGAAGAGCCCTTGCCGTTGCTCACCTGAATGTACTTCGTGCCCTGAACCGTGCTGGTCTTGACCTCAACGGTCAGCCCGAACTCATACGCCTGAGCCACAATCGTTGCCACGTGCTCAGCCGGTACGTCCCGGTACTCAAGCCCCGAAGGACCACCCCCGCGCGCCGTGTAGACCTCACCCAGGTCAACCGTGACCTTGCCCATGTCAGTGCCCTTTCCGTGGAAGGCTGCCCAGCACTCAGCGGACTTGAGCGCCATGCCAGCCGTGTAGTAGCCCGGGGTGGCGAACAGGATGCGGTCACCTTCGCGGACCTGACCGAAGTGCTTGCCGCTGTTCTCCGTGACCGTGATGTTCATCCTGACCGCTCCTTCGTTGCTGTTGTTGTGTGCCCAGCTAAGCGCATGCCGCACCCCCGGCGCAACCCCTCACCTACGATTTTTCGGAGGTGGTCCAACGCAAAAAGCCCCCCAGCAAGCCGGTCAGGGCTCACCAGGGGGCTTCGTTCAGCGCTGTCTCACCAGGAGATCAGTCACCGTGTGCAGATCAAAGACGCTGCCGCCGTTGATCAGGGTCTCATCCGCCGGGAAGGCGTTCAGATCGTTCTCACTGTCGTGTGTGTCAGTGCTCACAAGGTCAGGGCGCTTGATGCGGACCAGGATGAAGCCAGCCGCCTTGAGCGCTTCGGCTTCGTTCCCGTACCGGCAGTCAGTCACCACAACCGGCATGTTCCATCCGTCGGCAGCGCTGACCTTCTCCATCAGGACACGCACCCAGAAGTCAGGGTCAAGCTCACGCACGGTCTGACCCATGTGTTGGAGCGTCCGGCGGACTTCCGGGTAATTCTCCTTCGCGTAGTCCCACCCAACGTCAGCAATCAGGGACTCAAGCCGGACGCTGACGCCATAGCCGGTAGGGATGTACGGATTGACTTGCAGTGCCATCCGCTTGAGCGGGTCAGCGAACGCAAGCCGGGTAAATGCCCAGCGCTGGACCAGCCGCAAACCGGCCGTGTCCTTTCCGCTCCGGGCCTTACCGATAAAGGCAATGTTCTGGTAGCTCATATTCACTCTCTCCGTCCGGGGATTGCCCTTCGGGAGAGAGTGAGTGAGTCGAATGCCTAGCCCCCTAGGAACACCTTGCAGGCGTCAAGAAGGGCATCAGCCGGGAAGCCAGGCACATAGCGCGACGCTAGCGGGATCACCACTATTGCCACGCCGTACAGCTTCCGCCGGTTAGCGACGAACCAGGACACTGCCCGGCTTACCTTGTCCAGCCACCCGGCATCAGGCGTGCTGTGATCACCCATGGACCACCTCCGAAAAATCGTATGTACAGAGAGTCACGGCCGGCAAAACGCTCCGTGATAATTGCAGGTCAGCGGGTCAGGAACGGGACGACTACGCCAACCAGGGCCCCTAGGGTCGCTGCCACGCCGGACGCACGCCACACACGCTGTTCTAGCGAAGTGACGCGCTCTTCCAGTGCTTCTAGCTCTTCCCGGGTGTCATCAAGCGATAGGCGCTCATCTAGCCGGATCACGGCATCAGAAAGCCGCCTCAGTTCGTCGTAAATCTCACGACTGGACACCCACGCGCCCCCACTTTCAGGCGTAGTCATCGGGGCCCCTTACGGCTTGACGTTGAATCCATGCTTAGCGCCTAGGCGCGTCAGCGAAGTGGTGCCCGGAATACCGTCAGCATCCTTGCCGCTGTACCCCATTGCCTTCTGGTGCTTCTTGTACGCCTCAATGGTGGTGGTCCCGTAAGACCCGTCACCGGCATACTTCGCCGCTAGGTAACCCTCAGCCTTGAGCGCCGCCTCAACTAGCTTCACGCCAGCCGGGTAGGTCTGGTGCCCCTGAGCGGCCTTCGGGTCCAGCTTCGCGGCCTTGATGACCTCAGAGAGATCAACCGTGGGCTTAGCCGGGACAGCCGCCTTCTTGTACGCCGGACGGCCGAAGCCAAGGATGACGTTCCGGCCACGCGTGCGCCGGTAGCAACCATCCCCGTTGCCCTGAGAACCGGCAGTGCCCGAAGACGTGTTGCCCTCAATGGTCTTGACGTCAGCACCAGCCGCAGCATCAGCCGTGACTACGCCAACATGGTCAGCGACCGGGCCACCGTCCCAGGTGAAAAAGACAATGTCACCCTTCTTGACCGCGCTGCCCTTGCTGACCCACTGGCCACGCGCCTTGAACCAGTTCACATGCGACGGGCAGTAGGCGAAGTGACCGACAACATCAGCGTTGCCCGACTGGTCACCCCACAGCGAAACGGCCATGTCACACCACGGCTGGTGGTTCATGCCGTACCACTTGCCATGCTTCGTGTCGTTGTTCGCCCCTTCCTTGTAACCAACATCCTTGGAAGCGGCGGCAATCATCGCGTCAGCGGTAGAAGCCATGGTTTTCCCTTCGATAGAAGACAGTCCCCCAGTAGTAACTAGGGAGTGGAAAGCCCCCGGGACCAGGTCCACGGGGGCTATCACTTACGGATTTTCGGAAGTGCCTACAGGGACGTGAAGCACCCGTTAAAGCCAACCCATGCAGGCGTTGACTTCGTCTGGATGCCGTACAGGCGTAGGTATCCGGTAGTGGTGATGTCCATCTTGAGCGTGATTCGCTCCGACCCGGAGTCAGAGCACGGGACAGAGATAGTCCGCAGAGAAGCCGGGCGGGCAGTCGTCGGCAGCGCCGTGGTGTTCAGCTCAAAGTAAGACGGCAGCGAAGTGGGGTAAGAGCTACGGCTGATCCCGCCGCGAAACATAATCGTGTCTTCGCCGTACATGTTCACAACGCGGTACTGAAAGGTGCCCTGTGAGTTGCCGTTGTTGGTCCAGCCGGACGCTAGGCCAACGCTCTTCCACGTGTTCGTTCCGTACCCGAAGGCCACCCACGCCGTACCGTCGTACACGTCCAGCCGCCCAATGTCCTTGAGCCACGTCACCATTCCGGCAACCGGCTTCTTGACAGTGGCACCACGGACCACAGCGGAAGCGAAGGTCATCACAACCTTCGGGGTAAGCCCGTCAACAATGCCCTGCCCTAGGGTCTGAGCGTTGGGCTTGTCAGTCAGGGTGGGGTACGTAACGCCCTGCCCGTAGGAGTCAGTTAGCGGCATGGGTGGGTCTCCTTAGTAGTCAGTGGCAATCCACCCGAAGGTGGTCACGCTGTCAGTGGTCCGGCGGGACCGAAGTTCAAATGCCATGGTGCTTACGCTGGCCACGGACCAGTTCAGTTCAGTACCCCCGGAACTGACCGAAGAGATAGGCGTTGCAACCACGGTGGGGGTGCTGGCAAACGCCTTCGGGAACGTCACGCTTACCGCTGTCCATGTGCCCGTGGTACCGCCCGAAGTGGGGGTTGTGGCCGAACCGGTCTGAATCCTGGGGGTTGTGGTGGTCCGCAGAGAACCGATACAGACCCACCCACCAGCGGAGCGCAATAGCTCAACGCTGTGCCCCACGGCAGGGGCCTGATAGCTGGACAGCACGCGCACGCTGGGGTACGTGTCGCCAGCCCTGGTCACGTCAACGGTGCCATCTGAGTTGACCACGCTGACCGTAGCCATAAACGCGTTGGACTCAAGGACACCAGACCGCTTTACGGCATCCACAGACGCGTTCAGAAGGCCATCTAGTCCACTCATCAGGATTCGTCCGCCTTCCCGCTCACGGTGTTGATAGTGAAGCCCCCATTGCCCACGCTCAGCGGGATGGAGAAGCTATGGACCACGTGAATCTCAGGCAGGGCGGCAGCCCCGTAGTTCACGCGGATACGGTCGCCAGCGTCCAGCGCGGCATTAGGGACGGCTTCCAGAGTCACCGTGCGGTTGGGTGCCCGGTACTTCGCCAGCAAGGCGTTAGCCGTCGCCTGAGCCTGGTTCGTGGTGGTCACCAGGGAAGAGCTGTAAGCCTTCGTCACCTTGCCGTACGGACCGCCGTAGTACAGCGGGTCACTGGTGCTGGTGATGGTGGCCGTGCCCCGGACGGCAGGCTTGTTGTCAGCGCTGTTCTCCCCGGTAACGATCACCCGGTTGTAGACGCCATCCGCCGTCAGTTCCATGTTGGCGCTGACCATGACTCCGGCTTCACCCGCTGACACGTCCCAGACGGGCGTCACAGCCACGTTGAGGGGGTCCGGGATATCTACCAGCCGGAAGGTCCCGGCAGCGTCACAGAACAGCTCACAGCCCACGGAGTCAGCCACCTCACGGAAGCTGGTCCACGTGTCCGTGTTCGCATCCCACGTCTTCGTAGCCAGTGGCGTTGAAGCCCCCAGGGTCGACGCATCAACGAACGAAGCGCCCGGGATCACGTTGGGGATGAAGTAACCCAGGAAGGCGGCAGCGTTGGTATAGCCCTTCGTGCTGGTGGCAGAGTCCCACAGTGCACGCTTGAGCAGGATCTCAAGACCACTCGCCTGAATGGACAGCGGACCCGTGTGAATGTTGCCGCTGACACTGGTGATGACGAACATTCCGGCGGGCACCCGCTCAACGGACCCGTCTAGGTACTGAATTCCGGTCTCAACGTAAAGGCGCTGCCCGTAGACAGCGAACTTGTCCGTGGCATTGACCGGGAACTGTGCGGGATCAGCAATGGAAAGGGACAGTGACCGCCGAACGTCACTGCCCCTATCCACGCTTACCGACCCGTCCGTAAAGGCAATGTCCTCAGCAACGATGCTGCCGTTGTAAATGACATTGAT